TTTCCATCGCCGGTAAAGACGGAGCCCACCTTGTACTGCACTGACTGATCGACGCCTCCCGGCACTGCCCCGGTCCCCGCCGCCGCGAAGTCGATGGTCTTCCAGTCTGGGACCGTAGGATCGAAATACCAGTACACCGTTCCGGCCTTATGCGCCAGGGCTCCGTAAGTCGATACCGGCCCGTTAAGCTCGCTCTTGTTGGCGTGACTCAGCATGTGGTAGCCTTGCGCGGTTACGAACCCGGCGGCGGCATCGATCCAGGCGTTGCAGCACAGATGCTGCCCGATCAACTGCGCCGCTGTTCCGTTCGAGGTCGAGGCCCACAGCAGCACGTCGGTCGCACCGAATGCATGACCTGCGAGAGCCACCGGGAAATTGAGGCTGCCGGCCAACGAGGGGAAGTCGATAAAGCCGCCCCAGTAGGGCGTGGCGTGAGACGAGAGATAGATGCCCGCGCAATCGATGCCGCCCTGCGGGATGCGCAGCGAGTTGTACGCCGTGCTCGTCGGCAGCGCCAGGTAATCGGTCGTGATCTCGATGCCGTAACCCGCCTGGGTGATGATCTCGGCGCCCTGATCCGCATTCAGAATTGTTTCGCCACTGGAGCGAATGAACGACATCTGTGTGCGTAGGAACGCGCCGGTGTCGTCGTAGGCAAACAGATGCAGGTCGCTGCCGACATTCGAGCCGGTCTCCGCGCCCTCCTCGGCGAAGGCCCAGCGGGAAGTGTTGTTGTTGTAGAAGACCAGCTTATCGGGGAACAACGCGCTCGACTGCTTCTTGTCCGCGGCGGTGAAATCCTCGGCCACCGACACCAGGGAAGCGTTGTGCAGGTTGTGCTGGTTGCCGTCGATGTCCGACTGCCAGGGGGTCTGCGGCTGGCCGCCGCCCGTCGAGGAGCCCTGCTCGTACACCCAGGTTTTAACGGGGGAAGGCACGGTATTTGTAGCGCGCTCCTTTCGCGAAGGTTCGGATGTTGCTGCGGGAAACGCTGGGGGCCTGCACGATGTTCGAGCCGGCGGTCAGCCGCAGCGAAGCGCCGAAGCCCGGTATATCCACCGAGGCGTTGCCGTCGAACAGAAACTCGCCCGCCGCGCAGGTGACATGCACGATGTTGCCGCCGTCGTTCCAGATCATCAGTTCGCGGCCCTCGTAGGTGGCGATGGGCGGCAGCTGCACGTTGACCACGCTGGTCGAGGTGTCGCAGCGGATGGTCGAATCGAGGTCGTCGGCCAGCCATGCCAGGCCGGTCGATGGATCGTTGGCCGTCGGCCCCACGATGCGCACGGTCGGCGGCGCTCCGAAGACCCAGATCATCCGGTAGCAGGCGAAGGCCTCATCGGTTGCGACCCCGTTCACGTCGATCAGGAAGCCGCCCACGAGCACGAGTTCGTCGGCAAGGTTGGGGATGGCCAGATGCTGCTGGATCTCACTGGAGAAGCCGGTGGCCAGCGAGGAGGCGTCCGTGAAGTAGGGCCACCCCGCGGATTCCACGATGAAGAGCGACGTAGAGTCTGGCAGGGTATCCCAATCGGGCGTGACGTTCATCGTAAAGCGGTCGTTCGAGGTAACGATCCGCTGCTGCCCCGCCCCGGTGCCGTGCATGATCCGCACGATGCGGCCCACCTCGCCCGTGTCGCTGTTCACCCCCGCCTGATCGAGGCCGTTGGAACCGGGGAATTGCTGCCGGTTGACAGAGTTGTCCCACATCGTATCCGTGATGCTCGATGCGGTGGCGGCGGTAGGCTGCGCCCAGACAATCATCACATCGCCGGCCTGCACCGACTCCGAGGGCTGCGCCCGCACGCAATCCGGGGTCACGGTAAGCGTGCCTGTGGAGGGTACGAAGCCCGTGATCTGGAAATTCCAGAGCGGCACCTGCCCGTCTGTGTTGCTGACGATGCTGACCTTGCGGCCGATCCAGTTGTCGGTCGAGTTCAGGAAATCCAGCGCCTGGATCTGATTCGGAGCGGTTACTGCGTTCACCAGCAGGCCCGCCACCCCTCCGTGCCAGATATGCTTGGCGGCCAGCCGCACACCCCAGGCGGCGGTGTTGGGCATCCCGATGGTCATGTTCTCGACGGGCCCCGGAAACGTGTAGGTGGCGGGAATATTTCCGGCCGCTCCGGTCTGATGCGCCATGGCGCGGCGGTCGCTCGCGGCCCAGAGGCTCCAGCTGCCCGTGGAAAAATCGCTCGTGGGCGGAACGATTGTGAGCTTCAGGGCCTGTCCGGTCACGCCCTGTGGTATCCACAGCGCCGAGAGGTTGCTCGGGGCGATGGGTTCCACGTCGGCGTTCTGCACCGTCACAGCCGCGTAGACCGTCATGGGGCCCGCCAGGGCTCCGCCGGGGACCAGCTCGAGCTTCAGGACGCGCGGCTGCTGGGTCTGATCCGCGATGCGGTTGATATGCGCCTTGCCCTGCACCCAGATGACCGGCTGCCACACGCCGTCCTTGGTGATCACGTAGCTCTGCCACAACCCGAAGGTGCGCTCGCGCTGCCGGTAGATCGGATCGCCGGGGTACGGCGCAAGCTCGTTCGGCATCCAGGCCAGGCCCGACGCCGACAGCAGGTTATTCTGCGGCACCGCGGGCGGCGTGGCGTCGGTGGGTTTGGGACCGACCACCAGATCGTACATGTCGTCGAACGTGCAGCTGGCCTGGATCGTGATCGAGAAATCCGGGTTCAGCGCCCAGTGCGTCACGCGGCCCTCGGCGTAGCCGCTCGGCATGGACGGATCGGTCATCGAGATGATATCGCCGATGCCCGTCCCCAGCGCAACGACGGTGGTCTTGAATTGAAAGTTGCGCGCAATGGCCTGCTCGTTGGTTCCAGGAACAGGCGGCGTCTGGGCTCCTCCGCCGTTCTTCAGGCCGCCGATCTCCTCCCGCAGCCGCGTGGTAATCAGCCGCGCGCACTGGCTCTTGTTGCTCACCCCGGAGTAGTTCATCTGGCTCGTCAGATACTGCGGCGAATCGGGCGTGCCCAGGTAGGCGGCGTGGTCGATGTCGTAGAGCGACACGTTGTTCAGCTGCCAGCCGAATTCCTCGTCGCCGAACTGCCCCACGATCCAGTTGAATTGCGGGGAGAGCGGCGCGGCCGAGAGCGTCTTGAAAAGGACATGCGCCCGGGTGAAAGCATTGCCCGCCAGCACGCTGGAATTGGAGCGGATGCCAATCGACAGCTTCCCGTCGTTGAAGGTGTAATAGCCGCCGCAGCAATTCAGGATCTCGCGGAGCCAGTCGCGCAGGGGCTTCTGCTCCTTCAGCACACCCCGGAAGGGAAACTGCATCTCCTCGCCCGTGCCGATGAGCTTAGGCACCGTTGCATCGCAGATGGCCGCCGCCGCGACCACGGAATCCACGTCGAAGTACTGCTCCATCACAGCCGGCGGAACCGTGCCAGCGCGCGTGGAATCGACCCTGAGGCCGATGCCGCGCAGGTACACGTTCAGTGCGATCCACACCGCGTTGTGCATGGAGTTGATCCAGTCGCGGTTTCCGGCGCTCCACCACACCCAGCCGCCGATGCCCCCGGCGACGCTGATGGTCATGGCGTGATCCGAGATGGGCGCAAGCTGGAGCCCCTTCTGGTCGGTGCGGCGGATCTCGGCGAAGGCGATGCCTCCGGCGAAGGTCGAGCCCGTGGGTATGAACGGCGTGCCGTCAGGATTGCCCCATGGCGCGGTCGAGATGCCCACGTAATCGTATTGCCCGGAGGGGTCGTTGCCTACCACTCCCCGCCAGCCGGAAGCGTGCAGCGGGTCCTGGGGCGGCTGCGCGTCGAGCGTCTGATGGATCAGATTGCCGTCGTAGCCCGATATCGGGCCCTCGCCCACCACACCCAGCGCCGCGTAGAAATCGCCCTCGTCGCGACCGCCGGCCACATCCGCCGTCACCAGCATCGGTACATCGGTCCAGACCTCTTGCAGTGGTCGCTGGTAGATCGTATCCTGCGCCACCGTTACCGATGTGATGGTCGAGCGGCCGAATCCGAAAACCCCGGTGGTGTTATCCTTCACCCGCACCGTCTGGCGCGGCACCACGAAGCCGCCGAATGAGTGCGAGACGCCCCTGGCGATGCAGGCGTCGTAATCCTTGGGGCAGTCCGGGAACGAGGCCGTGGACGGGCAGTAGCGGCCCTTGTAGACCTTCCAGCACGTGCGCAGCAGCTTCCGCGACGGGTAGGCGATGCCCATCAGGTAGACGCCGTCGGCTGCGTTCACCTGGAATTTGCCGCTGGTGTCGAAGCTCCAGTTGGTGGCGTAGCCGGTCCACAGTTCCAGGCGGTATCGTGATTGAACATGGAACAGGCAGACGTGCACGGTGGCCGCATAGAGGTTTATCTGATTGACGTACTGCGTCCAAACTCCATCCGCGTTGCCGAAGTTGAAGCTCGCAGCATCGGCATTCTCGCCGATGCTCTGGGTGATGCCGCTCCACTCGAGCAGGCGTGGGAGGTACGTCTGACCATCGACGTTCGCCGCCTGGTTCGATAGGTAGGCGGCCCCCGCCGCGCCCGATCTGGGCGTGATGGTAATCAGCGGGATGATCTGCTGAAACTCGGCTTGCAGCGCCTGCGCGAGCACGCTGTCGGGAAAGCGGTGATTGACGGCCAGCGACGTATAAGCCGGCGTCGTCTGCGGCACCTCCAGAAACGTGATGCCCGGCCCGTTCATCAGCAGCGCCACCAGATAGTCGAATTGAATGGCGGGGTTCTCATACCGCACCATCACCGTCTCGGTGGCCGCGCCGGGTTCTTGCACCGTATAAGGAAACTGCGCGTAGGCTCCGCGCGCCTGCTCGAAGTGCGTCTTGAGGTCGTCGTACTCGGTGCAGGAGAGATGGTTCCGCGAGAAGCGGAAGCGCCGTGCGCCGGCGGGGGCCATCAGGAAGCGCTGCTCGGTTTTGAGCTCTGGTTCGTCGAAGGTATGCGTGATGACCGGCGGCGCGTAGTCGATCCCCAGGCCGAAATCCGGGCGCAGCGGAAACGCCCCGATGGTGGGCGGCGTCGGCACCGCAATCGGACCCAGATTGCCGGCCAGCGGTTCTACGATCACGGTGGCCATCAGATGACCTCCCTGAGAGCCAGCGTCACCGCCGTCCGGGCGGCCTGGTAGGTGTCGCTCCACGAGCCGTCGAACACCACCGTGTAGCGGCCCACGGGATTCGCCCCGGTGGGGTCCCAGGTGAATGGCGGCACGGTCTCGCGGAGGTTGTAGAAGTAGAACGCCTTGCCCTGCCACTGGAGAAAGAAATTCTTGAGCGTCACCCAGTCCGACGCGGTCAGGCCCTCGGTCATGGCGAAGTAGTGGCGCACGTTCTGAGCCAGCGCCAGGCGGTCGCTGGAGCCGTCCGGGTACATGTTCAGGTTGGCTTCGAGGCGCAGCGACTCCTGGAAGGCCCGCGCCAAGCGGGCGGGCATCACAGCGGTGGGCGTGGCGTGCGTGATATTTCCGGGCATAGGGGTTAGGAGAGGGCCGTGAGCGGTTCCATCATGGATTGCGCTGTCGTCAGCCGCGAATCGCCGGAGGCCAGCCCCGAGGCCGCCGAGGCCGAGACCGCCGCCGGGTTCTGCTGGATCACCTGCACCACTTGCCCGGTCATGAGGCTTTGGGCCTGCTGGGCATTCAGCGAAACCCATTGATTGGCGATCTGCCCGCTGCCGCCGCGCACGTTCTGCAAGGCCTGGGCGTCGGTAACAGCGGTCTGATACTGGTAGGTCGTCGGCCCGGTGTAGGGATTCTGGACCTGCACGCCGCCCTCGTAGACGGGTTGCAGCTGCAAGCCGCCCGCGCCCGACTGCTCGATCGTGGCGTTGTACATCTGGCGCGGCAAACCCGCCGCCTGGCCGGTGGACAACGCGAACAGCCGCACGATCTCCTGCACCTGCTGCGAGCGCACGCCGATCTGGACCGACCCGCCATACGCTTGGTCGATGATCTGCTGGATCTGACCGAGAATCTTCCGGTCGCTGATATCGATGCCGTAGATCGTTTTGATCTGCGCCCGGATCTGCTCCTGCTTGGTCTTCACAAACAGACGCACGATGCCCGCCACCGCACCGACGCCCGCGCCGATGGCCGCGCCAACCGCTGCGCCTACAGGACCGCCGAACGTGAAACCCAGCATGGCGCCCGCCAGCGCACCACCGCCGATGTCCATAGCCATGCCACCGATGCCGCCGCGTTGTATTCCGGCCGCCATCAAACCGCCGCCAATGCCAACGCCCGCCGCGCCGACCGGCCCCAGCATGTAGCCGCCCGGTAGGGCGACGCCCGCAAGGCTCATGCCTGCCAATCCGCCGCCGAGGACGGTGAGCGGTGCATTACGGCGCTGTAATCCCTGGCTCACGGCCATCATCCCGGCCATACCATACAGGCCCCGCATCCCCTGGGAAAGCGCCACCGAAGCCAGCGAGGTGCCGCCAGCGGCCGTGCCAATGCCGAACGTTCTGGCGAGGCCCGCCACACCTGCCAGCTGCTGCAACCCTCCCACGCGCGTTGCCGAGGTTGCTGCGGGCGCCACAATCGGACCTAGCCCCGGCACCTGCTGTATCCCGCCGCCGCCGTAGCCTTGCGCCCGCAGGATATCCACCGCCGTGGGGCCGGCTGGTCCTTCCATGGGCGAGTAGTAGGTGTCGCCGGGGGTGGCGATATCGGCGCCGCCGATGGCCCCCGGAATCCAAGGCCGCGCGTTGGCGTAGTAATGGAAGCCCGCGTTGGCCTCGCTCATTCCCAGGATATTTTTGACGTAGCTTTGCACGCCAGCAGGCAACGCGCGCCCCTGCGCGAGATAGCGGTCGAGCTTCGTCGGTCCCATGTTGTAGGCGGCCAGCGCCAGCGACATGTCGCCGCCGTAGCGGTCCTGCATCTGCTTGAGGTAACGCGCCCCGCCCATCACGTTCTGAATCGGATCGTAGGCGTTCGTAACGCCCAGGTCGCCCGCCGTGCCCGGCATCAGCTGCATCAGGCCCATAGCGCCCACTGGCGATCTGGCGCGCGCCTTCCCGCCCGATTCGGTCTGTATGACAGCCCGGATCAGGGACTGCGACAGGCCCGTTTCGGCACTCGCCGCGGCGATGCCTCCGGTGTCGTCGGCGCTCCGCGCGGCATACCCCTGGCCGCTGGAGAACTCGCGCACCGCCCCGGCGAATTCGCGCACCGCGACCGCATACAGATCCACGCTGCCCTTGAATGGCTCGACTACGGCGGTCTTCAGCACCGTGTCCGTCGTTGTCGGGTTATACTCACCCGGCGGCGGTAGCGGCGCCCTCGGCGGCATTCCGCGCCGCAATAGCGTTCCCAGAATTCCTCCCGCCCGCGAGACCGTCTCGGACGGGCGCCCGTATCCGGCCGCCTCGGTGGCCATGGAGGCCAGCTGCGAGGAGAAGGTGGCGCGCATCTCTGACATCACGAGGCCTTTAAAGAAACCGCTCAGAGCCTGGCCAAGCGACTTGGTGCGGTCGGTGAGCGCGTCGAACAGCTGGTCGAATTCGCTGCGGAAGGCGTCGTACACCCGGCGCTGGTCCTCGATGATGGCGTCGTTGCCCTTCTTCCAACCCTCCAGCCGGTATTTCTGCTCCTCGTCGAAGGCCTTCTGCGTGACGTTGGCCTGCTTGGCGACCATCTCCAGGCGGCGGGCCTCGATGGCCGCGTCCACGTCCAGGCCCATCTTCTCGAACTCGGCGCGGTGCGCTTCGAGCAGTTTCTGCTGGAGATCGAACTGCTGCTGTAGCTCGAAGTTCTCTACCTTGGCGATTTCCTGCACCTGTTGAACGCGCAGGTCCGTGATGTGGTCGATGGCCGCAACCTTCTTGCGCAGATCCTGCTCGTCCAGGGCTTCGATGTACGCGATCTGAGCGTCATACGACCCCTTGAGCCGTTCCACGTTCAGCTTGGCCTCCTCGGTGATGTCCTGCTTCCGCTTGTCGAATAACTTGGCCTCCATTTCCAGCCGCTGGGCCGCGAGCAGGGAGTTCCGCAGTTCTTCGCGGTGGGCTTCGCTGATGTTCTGCTTCTCCATGTCCTGCTCGAGCTTGGTGAACAGTTCCTTGTACTTAACAGCTGCCGCCTCAGCCGGCGAACTGAGCGCCTGAAGCAAGGTCTTGCTGGCCTCAACGCCGAATTCCCTCACCTTGTCCTGTAGCTTGTCGAAATCCACCTCCTGCCTGATGTCGCCCGGTTTAGGCAACTTGGGGATATCAGCTAACGCATCGAAGAGGCCGGTTTCCTTCGCCAGATTCTTCGCAGTTGCTGTGAGCTTCTTCCATAGGTCGCCGATCCAGCGGGCGGCGTCGTCCTCCAGCTTCTTCGCCTGCTCCGGGTACAGCTTCACGAAGCCGATCACGAAGGCCGTAATCGTAGCCATCGCCAGCAGCAACTCTGGATTTGTCAGTACGGCGACAAGGCCCCCGGCCAACGCCTTGGTGATGCCCCATATTGCTGAGATCGCCGGGCCCGAGATGTTGATGAAGAGTTTCCATGCGCCTGCAAACGCCACCGTAGCAACGGTCGCTGCCAAGAGATCCACGATCAGCTGCTTCCAGCCTGGGGACAACTGCATCAGCCAACCCAACAGGGCGGCGACCGGTGCCAGGATCGTCTGGATCTGCTTCGCGAGTTCTTGGAGCGCTGGACCGAACCCCTTGGGGCCTCCCAGCGCTTCGGCCGCATCCACCCCCATGTCGGCGAGGTTCTTGAACGCCTTGGCCGCATCGTTGACCTTCGCGCCCGTGCCGCCGGTCTGGCGCTGCATCGCCTGCAAGATGACCAGCAGCGTCTCCATGGGCTTCAGGCCGCCCTCTTTCAGCTGCTCCATCACCTGCTCGCGCGTGGCGGCGACGCCGTCTTTGCCCAGCGCCTTCTGGAGTGCTTCCATCACGTGGATGCCCTGCTGCGGCAGCAGGCGCAGGAGGTCCATGGCGCTCACGAAATCCTTCGAGATCACGCGCCCGAAAATACGCACGATGGCGTTCACCTGCTCGATGGAGCCGCCCATGGCGGTTACCTGATCCGTGATCGCGAGCAGCGACGCCGGAACGTCCTTGGCCGCCATGCCCATGGCAATCATGGTGCGGGCGGTGTCCTCCAGATCCTTCGTGCGGAAAATGCCCTGCCGCGCAATCGCCTGCATCTGGTCGAAGATCTGGGCGGCCTCGGCGGCGCTCGACGCGAACGTCTCCATCATCATGCGGTCGCGGCCCAGCTCGGCGCTCAGTTGAATCAGCTTCCCCAGCAAGCCCGCAATTCCCAGTCCCGCCAGGGCCGAGGTCAGCTGCGAGAAACTGTCGCCCACATGCTTCACGCTCACGCTGACGGAGTTCAGCCCGGCGGTAGCCTGCGCCGAACTCTTGGCCGCCGTGGGTCCGGTCTGGGCGATAGCCTGATTGAGCGCGTTTACGTTGGCCTGCGCCGACTGCGAATTCAGGTCTACCTGGATGTAGATGTTATTTGCGGCCATAGCCTCTCCAGTGCGGCAACATCGGTCGGTGCTGCTGCGCCTCGGCTTTCTTGCGCTCGTCGTCCTGGTGGCGCTGGCGCTCCTCCCCCAGAATCCGCAGCAGCAGGAACTCCGGGTAGGTCACATCCGCCAGCGTCACGGTAAAGCCCGCCTGCAACGCGAAATCGAGGTCGATGGTCTGGGCGATCACGCGCCCGCCGGGGCCGGCCAGGTAGTCTTCCAGCATCTGCAACGGGCATTCGTCGCACGGACCAAAAACCTCTTGCGGGAAGGGGTTCACGTTCAGCACCTCGGGACAGTATTCCGTGCCCGGACATAGCTCCGACCGCCGCAGCATCCGGTGGAAGATAAACCTGGGCGACGGTTGTTCCGGCCAGCCGCCGCCAGTTAAAAACTCTCCTCGCCGGTCTTGGCCGAGGCCTCCTGCTCCAGCGCCTGGATCACCGCCCGGATGGCCGCGTCCTTATGCACGTTCGGCACCGGCCCGGTGTACCCCTCGGCCTGGCCGCCGCAGGCGTCCCACAGACGCGCGGCCGCGCCCAGCGACGGGCGGATCTCCTGCGCCCCATAGGGCAGCGTGATGAACTGCGTCGAGCGCTGTAATTCCCGCACCTGATCGAGCGTGGGAATCTTGACGGTGTGCTTCACCGCGCCGGTCACGATCACCAGCTGCACCTCGGCCTGATCCGCGCCCAGCTCCACGCCGGTCGCATCGCAGACGCTGATGTTGTCGATCACATGCATGGCCTCGCCCACGGTCAGCGGCGGCGCTCCGTTCTGCTTGATGACCTCATAGAGCCTGGCGCTGGCGTCGGCGCTATCCACCTCGATTACCGTCTGCCCCCGGCCCATCGAGCGCTGCAACACCTTGCGCCGCTTGCGGTGCGAAACCCACTCATCGTCCGTCGGCCAGCGCACCGTGATGTCCTGCTTGCCGGCGGCGGCGGTGCGGACGGGCTGCGTAATGGTCATGTTCGTGTCAAACATATTTCACCCCTTGGGGGATAAACAGACTCCCTTGTCTTGTTGATAAAATATTTGCATGGAGTATTTTCTATGAAGAATTTCTTTGGGTGTTTCGGCCTTCTGATCGTGGGCGGCATTTTGGGCGGAGCGCTTTATCTGGTCGGGCCTCGCCCTGATCCGGCTGCGGAGCAGGCCGCCGCCGCCCTGAAGGCCGATCCGCTGGCGGGCCGTGAGCGGGCTATCTGCAAGGGGCTTCAGGCCGCCGTACGTGCGCGCCTCAAGGCCCCCGCTACGGCGCAGTTCGATAGCTGCTGGAACGATACTCACGTCGCCTATGCGGGCGGCGGCCTCTATACCAGCCGCCTCTGGGTGGATTCGCAGAACGGATTCGGCGCGCTCGTGCGCTCGTACTGGGACGCCATCGTACAAGCCAAACCTGACGAAACCGTAATCACCGACCTGAAGCCCACACCCCAGGAATTCCTGCATAACCTCCCCGAATAGCCTCACAGGCCCATGATGGCGTCTTTGGTTGTAGTTGCGTCCATCGAGATGATCGGCGTTACCCCGTCCGTCGGCTGAAGCGCCGTCACATCGCACTGCACCGTTACAATGTTGGCGTCCTCCCCGTTGATCACCGCCGAGAAGCGCGTGCGCGGCATGGTGATGTTGAAGCTGTGGAAGAACGTGGTGTCGATCAGCGGCCCCTTGACGCCGAATGTCGTGGCTCCCTCGGTCTGATTCATGAGTGCGTTGAATTCCGCCGAGCCCTTCTGCGCCCGCGCCACAAACCGTAGCGTGAACTCACGGATGCCGTACTCCATGCGCCCGCGCACCGCGTAGCCGTTCTGGGTGCCCGATCCGGGGTAGTAGCCGGTGTCCAGGCGCACGTTGTTGGTCCAGTGGAAATCGAGCGAAATGAAGGACTGCGACAGCACGTAGTCGATACCGCCGATGTTGATCGTCGCGCCGGCGGCGTTCAGAAAATGCTCCGCCGTGATCGCGGGCATCGTCAGCGCCGACGGCGAAGCGAAGCGGCCTGTGGACGGCCAGGTCATGGCCACGCGGCAGTTGGCGCGCCCCGGCCCGCTGGACATGGTGAGCGTCCATTCGCCCACCACGCAGCCGATCAGCGCCCGGTCCACCACCGAATCGGGCTGCGGGCGGATCTGCTCGAGGTAGGTGAAAGCCGGCAGGTTGATGCAGGTCACCGCGGGATCGTTGGGGACGGCGGTGTACTTCCAGCCTGTGCCCGCCGCCGTCTTCGTCGCCTTTCCTGTGGTGAAGCAGAACAGCCAGGCGAGGATTTCACTCGAAACAAATTTCTCCACGCCCACGGCGGCGTCGAGGTTCGAGGGGTAGACCTGCGAGGGGAATTCGTTGCCCTTGCCGATATCCAGGGCGTTGGTTTCGTTGACCGGATTGACCACCGCCAGCGCCGTGTTCGTCTTGGTGAGCGACCACAGCTGCGGCTGGGTGTTGGCCGTGGCCAGATCCGTCTGCGGGGTGAAGCCCCACGCGATCTTGGTTTCCTGTACGTTGGCCGGGCAGGAAGTCGGTCCTACCATCGGCGTAACATCGGGTGGTGCTGCCATGTTTCGCTAACCTCCTAAAGTCTGGGGTGCAATGTAGAGCGCCGCGGCGGTGGGCGGCGCGAACCAATCGCCTGTCTCCAGGGTTTCCGTTAAGATCACGCCGTAGTCCACGCCCTCGGCGTCGGTGCGCCTGACGATGTTGATCACGTTGGTCGGCAGCACGCCGGGCATGACCGGACACATCCGCCAGCACATGCCGTCGCCAGGAACGGGAACTCCCTGCACGATCAGGTCGATCACATCGAACAGGCGCTGGTCCCGCAGCGGCTTCACGCAAAGCTCCACGCGGTGCGACCAGCGGCTCATGGTGTCGGTCTCGACCGTCGTCTCCACCCACATGACCACCACCTGCCCCGGCTGGATCTGATCGAGCGCCTTCTCGACCGCGCTGACGGTAGGGAACACATCGGTATACCCCTTGATGGGCTCGTCCGGCGCAAGCACCGCCACCAGCGGAGCGATACGCTGGAGCGTATCCACCAGAGCGTCGGTCAATTCGGCCAGTTTGATCATTCCCCTTCCCGTCTACGTTGTTTCGCACCTGCGAAATATCAGGGAGTTCCCCGCATCTGCGGCGGCCTCCGCTCCCGGCCTCCCAGCGGTATCCACGCCGTCTTCACGTAATTCCCGTACTCCCGCTTCGCCTCGTCCAGCACGGCCCTCGAGTCCGTCACCGCGAAGCCGATCATCTGGTCGTAGCCCTGGCAGCTGCGCGCCTTCTGGCGTTCGTACACCCTCGTGTTCTCCGCCCGGATGATGCCGTCGGCGGCCTTGCGCAGCTGGAAGTTGAGCACCGTCCTTCCCGTCAGGCTCATGTCGCGGAAGGGCCGGCGGTGCAGGTATTGCTGCTTCTGGATGGCGTACATCACCGAGAGTTTCTTGGCCGCCTGGCCGTCGGCATTGACGCCGTTGGCCCAGCGCTGCTTCTGCTCGGCCACCATCAGCGTGCCGATGCGCTTGAGTTGCGGATCGCTCAGGTTGGGACCGCGCACACGGCCCGTGCCCTTCACCTTGTACTGAACTCCGGTTGCCATTCATGCCTCCAACATGGGCGAGGGCGTCCATTCGGGCGCGGGCCCCAGCTGCTGGATCACCAGCCGTACGTAGTAAACGGCGCTCGCGTCCACCCTCACCACGTCGTACTCGATCCCCCCGTAGATCACGCGGTCGCGCATTGCCGGCGGCGTCAACAGATCCGCATTGCGCGCGTCCAGATGGCTGTAGCGGCCCGCGAAGACCTCCTCGTCGGTCTGGCCATCCTTCCACAGCACGGTGAGGTTCACGGCCCTCCCCGCCTCGCCCTGCGGCAGGTACAGCACCTCCCGGCCGAACACCGCCACCTCCGCCGGCCACAGGTAATTCGGCACGTAGTCGTTGATGAACGGCGGTGGCAGCGCGGCCGCCAGGCGCGCCCGGTTCCAGCGGCGGTTCTTACACGGCATACTTCACCCGATTGCCGTCGGCTGGGTCGTACCAGAGTGTCTTGGCGCCAGCGGCTGGCGCGGTAGATGGTAAAGCGGGAAGACGGAGGTTGGCGCTTCCGTTGATATCGCCGCCCACGTCAAGTTGGTATGCGGGACTGGCCGCGCCAAGGCCGATGCCCACGAGGCCAGCTTGGGTTACGTAGACGCGCACGTTGCTGGAATTGGTGACTACACAGAAACCAGTGCCGCATTCAATATTGAAGTTGCCTCGCTTTGGGACAGCCGCTCCATGACTAGGCCCGTAATAGGTGAGGTAACTGTTCACGCCCGCCTGATTGAAGCCAAAGGCGATAGAT